CTTCAAAGAAAATTCAGCGCCATTCATAACGTTTTCCTTTGCGTAATTGCTATACACCAAAACCTCGCTATCTTCTATTAAGAAATCACAATCCTTACAAAAACTTGGATAATCCCCATTTTTATGTTGCTCTCTGAGATTTTGATAGACCTGACCTGTATATATTTCTTCAAATGTATTTTTATTTATATTACCCAAAGTTGCTTCTGTATCGCGCCCTAAGACCTGACAGCAAGGGTGAACGGCTCCATTTGCTCTAATGACTGCATCAGGACTAAACGGCCTCCCACACGTTCTTTTTTCTCCTTTCCTGTCACTGTGATAAACACCAGACCAATTGTGCATTTTCCATATTTCTACTAAACCGCCATCACTGATCTCTAAATACTTTTGCTTTTCGTACTCAATATTGCTGTTGTCTAAAATTAAATGATAACTGGCAACCTTACACTCTTTAGCGTAATCACGCATCATTTGCATATTTTCTAATACCCAATAAAAAGAACGGCTATTCATCCACTTGGCGTAAAGTTGTGGTGTATAACCTATAATAGAAAACCTATAGAAATCTAAACCTGAATCAACGCAATCTTTCATAAATTGATTACGCATTTTTAAACCGTTAGAAAATAAATAAGCCTTTGCTCCTATTTCCTTAACAGCCTCAATATATTTTGGTAATTCTTTTGTAAGTGTAGCTTCGCCTGACCCGTCTAAATTTACAACATTTGGTTTTAGCTCTAACAGCAAATCTTTAAATTTGCTTAGAGGCATTTCTGTTAAAAAATTTTTGTCCCTGCCATCTGTTTGTGGACACATATTGCAGCTATAATTACAAGCTCCATTAACTTCTATAACTGCCCTATCTATGTACATAAATACAATCTTTCTGACGAAAAACTTTATCTTTAGTATAACCTATTTCTAACAATTTTCTATCGCACAAAACCGTAGTGTCGCGTAAAGGTTTTTGCTCCATAATAATAACAGGTTTGTATTTTTTAATTGTTTTCAGTGATCCTTGCAAAGATAAATACTCATGCCCTTCAACATCAAATTTTATTAAATCAACATCTTTTACATTTAAACTATCGAGTGTTTTAACCTCAGTAGAAAAAGTTTTCATTGTTCTTTTCCATCGGTTCCAGTTATTCAACGAAGGCTTCTCATACCTATTTGTCCCATCATTTCTAGTAAAATATAATGTTTTATTTGTTTCTGCTTGGTCACTTATACCAAAGTTATAAGTATTAATATTATCTTGAGCATTTAACACTAAACAAGCATAAGCCTCTGGACTTGGCTCAAAACTATAAACAGTGTCAAAAAATTCTGCCATTTGATTGGATATTAAACCATAGCAACCACCTATATCTATCGCCACCCTTTTATTATTACATACTGATTGAGCATAATTTATCATTCCTGCGTGATATTGTTTGCCTTTTGATACAACATCAAAAACATGATCACTTGGCGCCGACAGCCATATGCCATTAAGTTGAAACATGATGCAAATTTTTCATTTTTACTAGAAACTCCACACTGCATTGAATATTACACTCATTGCATGGTGACATACTACGCTTGCCTTTAATTAAAGTGCTTCTGTATTCGTTTAATCTTTTGTTTTTTGTTGTGTAATCTTTAATAGGCTCATCAAATATATTGCTTATAGCCTCTATGTCTTTCCACACATCACAGCATAAATTATAGTCACCATTCCAGTTAATATACACCACTTCAAACGGTTTGTGACACATCTCACCATAAATATGATGATTATATTGTGGTTCTGGATTTATTTGGTCTGGTATATATCCCGATCTTGTTTTCCAGTTTCTAAAAAATGGGTCTTTTTTGTTTTTAATTCTAAAAAAAGGATATTTTCTTTGTATTGCCTGTGGAGTTTCCAAGGTTTCAGCATAAACATTATAAACAACATCATTGAACTGTTCTATCAAATGTAAGTATTCATCCACCTTTTTACCGTTTGTATTCATTTCTATTTCAATAAGCGATCTGTTCTTTAAGTCGATAAGAAGCTCCGCTATTTCGCCAAAGTTTTTTGCTAATGTTGGCTCACCTCTTCCTGCTAACTGCACTGTAACGGGCTGTCCTAGCTCCTCTAGCTGTTTTACAATTGTTTTGGCCGTTTCCATTGACATATGAACATTGCTATTTGGATAGCCATGACCTCTTGGGCAAAAGTTACAAGTGTAATTGCATAACTCAGATAAATTTAGCTCAACATATTTAAGAAGTCTGTTCATCTCTAGGACGCTCTAAAAATTGGTTTATGGTGACGCGAAAACTTCCTTTAGGACAATGATAATCGTGCCACGTTACATCATCTTGCGCTGCAAAAATTAATGCTCGGTTAGGCTTCCATTCTATTTCTTTTATTAATTTTTTATTTTTGTCGTATAATCTCGTGCCAGAGTTTTCTACTGGATCAACATAAACCACACAACTCAATACTTTTCTTTGAGCTTCATCATGTATTGGATACCTATGCGGCCCTCTAAGAAAGTTTACTTCCCAAAATAAACTAATTTCTGAATATGGCCTATGGTATGTTAATTGGTCAAAATAACTTTCATTTATTTTATTACTTTCTATAGCTTGTTTTAGTAATTCGTTATCAGGAAATGCAAAAGCTTGCTTTCTTGTTTCTCTGTCTATGTTTTTGCTTAAAAACCGTTTTGCTTCTGTCTGTATAGTTTTAAAAACATCTGCATCATAATAATTGTCTATGACGATATGCTCCCAAGGTTCCGTAATTACCATTTATGCACCTCATAATCCGTCATGTTTTGTTTTTTGTACTTGTGTAATTTTGCAAGTAATTGATCTTTGTAATCTTCTTTATCAAAATCTATACAAACTCTACCGTAAAACCAGTTAAGCCATTTAATTTTATCTTTATAAGGAACCGATTTAACTTCTAATATACTATCGTCTGTTTCTACTAACGGCACAATATCGGTTGTCATACTTGGGCCGCGCAATGTGCAAACAGGCTTGTCATGCAAAATAGCTTTAAATGTAAGGCCGCTATCTATACTCACAACTCTATCCGCACCCTCAATAAGTTCCTCTGACCTGCAACCATCTACTAATTCAGTATATTCGCTAAGAATATTATGTTTTTTTGCTATATCCCATAATATATCATAGTGAGTGTTGCCCCCTGCACACGGATGAGTTTTAAATATTGTATATGTTTTTGACGCAGTTGCCCAAGCAATATATTTTATTGTTCCTAACAAATCTTTTTGACCCGTCATTTGCAACGGAAACAAGGTATAAGGTCTTTGCTTTTTAAAAATACCTTCATGCTGCCCATATCTATCATTAGAATATTGTGAAAAGTAATCTAAAATAGTTTCATCTTCTGGCGCATCTTTGTAGAAACCCCAAATGGGAAAAGCATCTATATAAAAACCTTTACTAAAACGCATAAGGTGAAAATTTCCGTAACCGCCAGTATATCTATATTTTCTAACCTTTTCTTCCCAATCTAACTCGTAAGGCTCTACATGACCCTGTATGGCATCACCAAACATTTTTATATATTTAAGATTAATTAATTTATGGTGTACACCTTTACGATTGGCGTAATATATTTTGTAGTAATCTTTAGGCTCTGAGTTTTCGAAATCATGCAGCCGTCTATTATCGAACGAAACCAAAAGAAAACCTTCTTCCTGCCGTCCATACGCAATGCCAAAAAGGTTTGTCTTTGTTTATATCAAAACTTCTAACTGTCCAACCTTCGTCATCCCAATCCTCTCTTATCTCACCAGTATTGGGGTCTGCATATTTAAAAACAGCTTTATCTAATGAAAAAGTATAATAAACTCTATTACCTTCATTATCGTTATTGGTGTGCCAAAACATACCCGACATGGGACTATAATGAGCAGCGTTTACTATTTCTTTTGCTTTCAAAACACTTTTTGCATTTAGCAAATATGGGTTTTCATAACTATCAATAGTAAGACAGCCTCCTGCATTTGTTATATTTTTTTTAGGTATTAACCACTTATTAAAATCTTCATACAAGATAGGTCTTTGTGTAATAAATCCATTCCAAGTTTTCATTGTGGATTGAATGAATTGACCTAAAGCGTTTTTTACTTGTGGATTTACTTCTTCACGTTTCATCAGTATTTAGGTAGCTCATAATATCTTCAATTTCTTCATCGGTAACAATATCATCAGCTAAAATTTCCGCAACCTTGTCAGCACCTAAATATTGAGTAGCAACCATAGATAGCATATCAAAATCTGCTGTTCTTGCGTTAGCAGGAACTAAAGACATTTTCTGCAATTCTTCAATTAACCATTCTTTACCTTCATCTGTGGCTAAATTTTTAAGATTTGGGTCTTTAAACATTGTATTATTGTCTGGGTCATAAAACATACTATCCCAATATTGTTTATCAATATTGTCAAAACAAACAGGATCGACATCAACAATTTTAACATTTTCCATTGAATAAACAGCAGGAGGTATAAGTTTTCCGTCCATCTCAATACAACATACAGAATTATCAGATTTGTTAATTGCTATTTTCATTATGAGTATGTCCTGTACACTTTTCTAAATCTGTATGCACTTGCTGCCGAATTATCTGATCCAACATAAATTGTATAAGTGCTTATTTGAGCATACATCGTCGGCCAATTGTTATCATCCAATGCAGCTAACCCCCAATAAGCTGCATTTCCTGCGGATGTTTGCCCTGAGTTAACCCAACTTCCATACAATAAGTCACTAAAAGTTACACCGCCAGAAGGTAAGTTGGTAAAATTATTTCCGTCTAAATAATATGACCCTTCTTGTCCGTCTAACAAATCACTATCTAACCCAGAACCAGTTCCGTCTACTGAATTAACCGCCGTTAAGACATCAGCGGCTGTAAGTGTTGTTGCTATAGATGCGTCTGCGCCGCCGTTAAAAGTTGCCGTACCTGTTACTGATCCAGTCAAAGCAATGCTTCTAGATGTTTGTAAAGTTGTAGCTGTACTCGAATTACCATCTAAGTTTGCAAGAACAGTACCAACAGCACCACTAAATACTTCACTGCTATTTGATGCGTCTGGTATAAATGTAAATTTACCTGCACTATCATCAAAACCAAAAAAACCTACTTTAGCACTAGACCCGTCATGCCAACGAAACTCTATGCCTCTATCTTTACTATCATCACTACTTGGGGGTGTGTCGCCACCTATTGTAAAAATAGGATCATCAATAGTAACCGTAGTGCTATTTACTGTAGTTGTTGTTCCATTAACTGTTAAATCGCCAGAAACAATTACATCATCAAATGTAACATCATCTGTTGTACCAACCGCTTGTCCAATAGATACTTCACCTTGATTATATGTAACACCAGTGCCTCCAGAAAGCCTTGCGTCTACTCTAGCGTTGGTAAAATATAGATTAGTAGAACCTTCTGCCAGTTTGTCTGTTGTTAAGCCGCCGCCTACATTGCCTGACGCATCTTTAAATAAAAATTTAGCCGCGGGTACTGTTACAAATATATCTTTGTCACCTACCCCCCAATCTACTGCCGCATCACTATTGCTGCTTTCTAAAACGGTTGTTCTGGCTAATGTTCCACCTGACGCTGTGTAAGTTCCTAAGCCTACTTCGTAATTAGAGGTATTATCAGTTACAGCGTAATAAGTTGTATTTCCGTCTCCAATAGCACCAAATCCCTGAAAACCTGAAGCGGTTGCCCCAATGGTATACGCACCAGTTCCAGTTGTAGACGTTGTTGCTTTTATTCTGTCTCCTATAACCAACGCCATAGTTTACTCCTAAATCGGGTCTGTAAATTCTATATCCATTGTAGATAAAGCAAAGTTATTTCCAGAAATAACGGCCTGAGAGGAACTTAATGAATCTGTAGCTAACAACCTACTATTAACGGTATCCACTATGGCATAGTGAGTAGCTGTGCCACTTGAGGTTAATGTTCCATTTGTAATAGCAGAAAGTGTTACCTTTCTGCCACCTGACGCCCTGTCGGAAGGCGCTGATATACTTATGCTTGTTGCATTTCCTAAAGTATACGTTGCAGTTGCTTCTGCATATGTCGTTGCTTCCTGTGAAGTCAAATGTAGAGCGTTTGCTTCTGTATCCAAAACCGATAGACCGTTGTCCATTATTCTATCTGCTAAACTTGCCATTACCCTAAACTCCTAATTCTCATTCTGTGGCCAGACCCTCCAGATTTAGATTTTTGATCTTCCATGTTGATACCATTTACACCATTTTGATACAACTGCGCCCAAACTGTTGTTCTTTGGTCTTCTGATAAATAAGGAGCGCTATGTGAAAGAGACGAATATAAATAAACGTCTGGATGATAAGTTAAGACCCAATTTGTTGTTATTTGGTCGCTTAAATTGTCTATAGTTTCATAATAAACAATTTCTAATGTATAAGTTTGATCTGGAGTTGGATATACTTCAAATGATCCATCAACCATTGCATAAAATTTAGGAGTGCCAGAAGTATTGCTTGAAGCCCTCTTGTCCATCAGTTCGCTTAAAGTAATCATTTCTAAACGTGTTTCTGAAGTACCTGTTAGCATAAGCCTAATAGGTTCTAAAAAATCAATTGGTAAAGCTGTATATCTAGTATCTAAATTAGCTGTCGCACGTTTTTCCATTCTCCAGTGCCTAAGCTTCCTATTCATGTCGGCTTCAGCTAACTTAATAAATGTGGGAATTACTGACGTTAAATCGTCACGATTTAAGAAGTCAGCTATCGAAGTTTTTAATTCAGTAAAATTTGAAATGCTCACAATACACCCTGTCTTGTTCTAAATACTTGGTTATCAGAATCATTCATCCATTTCTTTAAAGCTACAGGGTCGTCTGCAATTCCCTTTCGCTTTAGATCATAATACACGGAAAGAGGGATTGAAGCTACCTTATTTAAATCGTTCCATTTTTTATCTGTGTTGTTGTAAGATCTTTTATTATATTCTGCTATTCCCGTCACATCTTGTACAGTTTCGACGACATACTCTCCATTGTCTTTGACGTGCCAATACTTGGTAATTCCAAGCTCTGGATCTCTGTCAAAAAGTCTTTTCTGCATTTTTATCTCCAATTAAGAAGGGCGACCGAAGTCGCCCCAATTTTATTATGATGTAGTTAGATCGAAGCACCCTGCGTGGGCAGCTTCCGTACCTATTTCTAAACCGGCTTCAACTAGCAACATTGACTTGGAAGCGTCACCAGTTTTTGCAAGATCTACGTTCTGGATCGGACGTAGATAAGCTACTGAAGCATATTCTGGGTCGAGCAAGAACGCGTCTCTTTCCCTTTGAAACAGGTTAGTTGTCACAGAAAGTGTCCCAAAATCTGACATGTACACATCAGCGGCCCCAATAATTGTGGTCGGAGAATCAGACGGCGCCATGTAACGCTGAGCCGCAATACCCGCAAATCCTGAAACAACAGTTTTGTTGAAAGGACCAACCATTAGGATTGATGGTGTGCCGCCGTTTGTAAACGCAAGCTGCATTGCTGATTTCAATTTGGTTTCT